AATACGCTCTGAAAGAGGAAGATTCTGCCCGAAACGGCATAGCCGCCGGACCTTTTCGCTTTCAATAGAGTCTGTACTAACTTCTATGGGCGGCGAGGAAATGGGCGACTGATTTCAGTTCCCTAAATATAGTATTAAAAATTATCAATAAAATATTCAAATTAATGAAACGGCACGCTATTTGTTTTTGCATAATAAAAAAGCTATCACCAATGATAGCCATAACAAAATAAAAAATAATTTTTTATGGAAGAATCAGAAATTAGAGCTCTGCTTGAGGGTGCTTATGCGCTAACCCCGACATTACCGGGAAATTATTTAAGGTACGATGAGTTCAGAACTTGTTTTAACAAACTTGTTGAGAAACGCAACAACGTTCCTCTGGATGTAGAAAAATTATTGGAAAGTTATTATCCAAAAGCAAAGTATGAGCCTTGTTATCAGCCCCAGGGTACAGGTGAGGTATTTAAGGCCTTTCGCATCGCTCCTAACTATTTGAAAATTACAAACGCACTGAAAGAGAAGATAGAAGAGGCTTTCGCAAGTGTTGTTTCTGATGATGAAGGATGGATTCCTTTTGCTGCGATTGGCTCCAAAGTAGCAAAAGATGAATACCTAAAAATGGGCTTCATTGGTATACGACAGGCCGTGGAATGCTTGTTTCGTAAGCGTATCGAATTCCGTATTGGAGACCCATCAAAACATGAAGCTCCTGTAAAAGCACGTGATTTAAAGAAATTAGGGATAAAATCACCTACTTCCACGATAGCCACAAGGGTGTCATCTCAGACTCTCAGCCTAAAACAAGGATCATACATAGGAGAATCTATTAGCAATTTCGCCTATTTCCCAAAGCCCAAAGATAAACCCGATATTTTAGGGTGGGATGCTGCTATTAATGACTTGGCTGTCAATTTGGCATTAGACGAACGTTGGTATTATGATGAAAAAGACAAATTGGCAAAACCCATTCTAAAGAATTATCTTTCATACACTTTTGAACGACTTCAATACGAAGATGAAGAAGAGATAGAAAGATCCAAAAGAGAAGCCAGAAAGCCTATTTTAAAAATTCTTACTAATGAGAACAATGCTGTTTGGAATACAGGATTGGTAGATAACATTTATGACCCGATTTATGCCTTTTTTCAGAAAAATAATGGTAAGAATCCTGCAGTCACCCAACCATGGGTATTCTTAGGATTTGGGACAGCAAATAGTTACTATCAAAAAATTATAACAGATTTCCCATATAAACCTAAACGTGCTCAATATTTTGATGATCCCCGTGAATTATTCTATGATATCACCGCCCAAAGACCAACTTTGGACTGGAATCATTTTATAAAAGAAAATATAGAACGACTTCCTGTTGGATTTATAAAGAAAGGGGCAACAGATGGGTTCCAATTTATTGAAGATCCAGCGGCATTGCCAAAACCCCAACGAGAAGCCTATTATAAAAAACTAGCTGATGCGATTTTTGAAGATGATGATTGGAAACAATTTCTTACAACACGCTTCAGTAATGCTCTAGATATAGCTCTAAGTCGTGTAGCATGGAACTACAAAACAGCTATTCCAGTATATTATGTCAAAGATCATAAAATGCAACTTTTACTTCCATTAGCTCTTGAACATAAGGGAACAATAGACGTAGCCCTTGTATGTAACCATAAATATGATAAAGAGAAAGAGGTAAACAATTACGAAGGAAGGACTATATTCACAATGGAAATGGCGTATAATAATGCACGATTGATTACTAGACCAGACAGTGATTGGTTGATGGCTGACATGTGTGCAAGAAAGTAATTGAGAAAGTACTAGAAGCTGTCCTAAAAGAATAAGTCTTATTAACATAACGATTCGTTAATACTTTTAAGGCAGCTTCTAATCTTTTATATAGCCGAATATTATTTTACCCGTATACTCCACCAATAAAAGTTAAGTATACGTTTTTATTTCATTTATTAAGTTTCTTTTCTCCATTAATCTATCCATATCCTCTGAAATCTTGTCATCTGTAACTTTTGCATATCCTTGCGTAGTTCTGATATTTGTATGGCCCATCATCTTTGATATGCTTTCCATAGGAACCCCAGCTGAAACCATCAGGGTACCAAAGGTGTGACGACTTTGATGATATGACAGGTTATGTTTGAACTGATGGGAAAAGCCCAACTCATGTATTTCAAACCAGATCATATCACGTATTGGTAACGGGAAGATGGGCTTACTGTCATCTGTCGTATTATACAAGGAAATTATCTGCTCCGCGACCGGATGCAATGGTATAAATGATTCAACGCTTGTTTTCTTGCGATATGTTCTGATATATTTCCGTCCTTCCGCAGTTGTACCTATATGATGCGGATAGAGATTACGTACATCAACGTAAGCCAAACCGCAAAAACATGAAAATATAAAGGTTCTTCTTGCAAGTTCCTGTAGTGGATCCTGTTTTGGATGGCTCATTATCTCCTGAAGCTGGTTCTTGCTTATATACATGAGCTTTGCGGGTGCCTTCTTTTCATATTTTATATCATCCAAAGGATTATATCTCAAAATTCCTTTATCCACGGCAAGATAAACCAGACGTTTCAGCCAGCAAAGACAATGGTTACGGTATGATGGCTTATGAGGGTAATTTGTTTTCAGATACAAAATGAAATTGGTGCCAAACTCTTCGGTAATATCTGTAAAAAGCATGTCCTCCTTGCCCAGAGAACGGATGTATTCCCCCAGATAGTAATGATACATTTTTGATTGCCTGTAACTGGAGGTTGAATCTATTTGAATGGAACGGATTTTCAGATTTTCCCGTTCCACCTCTCCTGCTTGTAATATATACTTCGGGATGTCAGCAGCTCCTGTCATGGCTGTTTTCAGCAGTTCCGCACTGATAACGCCGTTCACTTTCAACAGTTCAGCATAAGTTTCATCTACGCGTTTCTTATGTTCATCAAGCATCCCGTTCAGTCTGTTGTTCTTGACTTCCCCTTTCTTGCTGTTCCACTCTTCCGGCTGGCAATACAACCCGGTCGATAATACAACAGCCTTTCCGTCTATTGTAATACGACACATGATTGATGTAGTCCCGTCAGATTTGACTTTACTGCGGTTTATATAATACAGTTGCTTATATGTACTTCTCATGATTCTTTCATTCTTGATTTATAATACCAGTTTCATATCACTCGTTGCCTCGATGAATTTGTCCATATCTTCAAAAAGTTTTTTAGGAGTTACCCTTGCATAAAGCTGAGTAGTTGTCAGATTGGTATGACCCAGCATTTTGCTGATTGTTTCAATGGGAACACCAGCCTCAAGGGTTATCAGACTTCCGAAGGTATGTCTTCCCATATGATAGACCAAATCACAGCTTATGCCAGCCAGATCCCGTAAACCTTTCATGTGACGTCTCATATTGGGATGGTGTATCATCGGGAAAAGCTCTTTCCTGTCATCCGAACGATATTTTTCTATAAGAGAGATAGCCTCTGGCAACAATTTGACGCGGGCCAGATATTCATTCTTCTTTCTCAGATACTTTAACCATAAGTCGCCTTTATCGTCCTTGTATATATTATCTCTAGTGATTGAAACTGCATCCGCATACGGAACTCCTGTATAACAGGCAAAGAGAAACAAATCCTTGGCTATATTATGAGTGATTCTTTCCGGTGGTATTACGACATCACGGATCTTCTCAAAATCCTCACGACTCAAAGCCCGTGGTGGTTTCCGGTTCTCTTGGGGTAGTTTGAAATTCACAAAATAACGCTTCTCCGCATGTCCTTCCTTGAATGCCATCCGGCAGATTTTCTTCAGGATTGCCAGATAATGTCTAGCCGTATCTACCGCAAGTCCTTTATCCTTCAGTATATAATCCTGAAACTCCCATGGGATGTGTTCATTTAACTGTCCAAAAGCAACATCACTTGTCTTGAATCGTTTTTGAATAAATTCGCCAAGATACCGACGGGTGTAAATGTATGTTGACATGGAGCTTTTAGCAACATCAATACCGATTCTTGAGCGCATATCCTCTATATGTATATCAAGCCGCTTCAACAGAGTAATCTGGGTTTCTACACTTCCTTGAAAAAGCTCTTTTACGGCAGTCGCGTCAAAATCAATCTTACGTTCTACAAGTGAATCAAATGCAGAATTGACAGAAAGTAAGAGCCGGTCAATTTTTGCATTAATATCAACGGCTTCTTTACTTTTTCCATTTAGTCGGCTTTCTCTTGGGTTCCATAACTCCGGAGTACATGACAGCTTACAACTGAATTGCGCCATCGTATTGTTTACCGTTATTCTCCCCATTATCGGAGCCTTTCCGGATTTGTCAAGACCGCTCTTTTTCAGGTAGAGCAACACCTTGAATTTTTCTACTTTCATACGCTTATTTTTTAATGGCAAAATTACCTATTTTATAAGCGTCCTTTGATATGCAAAATGCTGACATACAGTGAATAATAGCCTCTGTAACAGATTCTTTATTGTTCAGTCTGTTACCTATTCGGTTCAGGTAACTGGGTAGCTAACATTCTGGTAACTGAACACCTGCAATAACCTGTCCATTTTTGCTTTCCATTATCTCAGCAAAAAACAGAACTTTTGCTCATATTCAACCAATTACGTTTTCCTTTCTCATCTCTTCATCTGCTTGCTTCTTGTATTCTGTTCCACATGGCCCGGCACACGTTCGCCACCACTATCACGCTATCGCACGGCATCCCCATCGAGACGGTCAGCAAGATGCTGGGGCATGCCTCGCTCACCATCACGCAGCTGTATGCCAAGATTGTGGACAAAAAGGTGATGGACGACATGGCACAACTCAAAGAGCTTTATGCCAACAAGGGCAAGGAGGGCGACAATCATGCAAGTAATCAATAAACATACATTATCAATATGAAGAAGAGACTTTTTGAACAGAATGCCCTGCAGGCGGCAGAATGCCTGACGGAAATGACAGATAAGGAGTATCTGCGCAGTGCGGACGTGACACGTATATTCTCTATCAGCAACTCCACGCTGAAGCTGCTGCGGACGAAGGGCGAGCTGCCTTGTTACCGCTTCGGGAAAACCTATCTGTACAAGCGCGAGGAGATAGAGGCGTGTCTGGTGAAAATCATAGCAGGAAAGGAGTGAGTATGGCTAAGCAGGGTTTCAGTTACTACAAGGCGGAGACGGACCGCTTTCAGGACATCAAGATAAAGCGCCTGAAGAAGAAGTACCGTTGTGCAGGGTATGCTGTCTATCAGTACGTGCTCAACGAGATTTACCGGGTGAGGGGCTACTGCCTGACGTTCACCGAAGACCATCTTTTCGACGTGTCCGAATATTGGGACATCGAGGAGGAAGAGGTGACGGCCATCATCGGCTACTGCGCCGAGATAGGGCTTTTCGACAACCGGCTGTGGCAGGAGAAGGGGGTGCTGACGGCCAGGAGCATACAGACGCGCTACATCGACATCTGCAAGGTGTGCAAGAAGACACCCGCCATCGAGGAAGACCTACGGCTGGTTGAAACGGAGAAGACCGTCCAGGCGCCGGAACCGTTGCCGCAGCTTTTCCCGAGGGAAGAGTTGCCGCCGATGCGGATTATCCCGAAAGCCGAGGGAGGTGCAGTGCCGAAAGCCGTTACCGATGTGCCGGGAACCGCTGCGCCGGTGCCTGCCGTTCCGGCTGTAACCGCACAGACGGAAACGGGGGCAGAGGGCGTTGGGAAGCGGGTTCTGTCGGAGCTGGAAGCAAAGGAGGAGGAAGCGTTTCCGGAAGATTTCCGGAAATTTCCGGAAACTTCTGGAAACTTCTCAGAAGAATGCGACAAATCTATTAAGAGTTATGCTAATAAAAACTCCTCCTCAAACTCCCCCTCAAGGGAGGAGGAGGAGAGAGCTTCGCATTCTTCGGGGAAGGAGAGACTGCAGCTACTGTTCAGGTCGATGAGCATTGCCCCGGATGATGTCCGCTGGATAGGCACGATAGAGGGCATCGATACCGACGGCTCGCCGCTGTGGGCGCTGGCCGACGAGGTGCGGCAGAGCCGGGGCAGGCTCACGGTGTGCAGCTACCTGCTGCCTTCGCTTCGCTCGCTGGTGGCGGCGGGGC